TTGGAAATGCTGATCCGTAAGGAATTCCAAGCACTGTCTAATGGAGACACTGTTGTGGCCGATATGCTACATAAGAGTTTTCTGCAGCTGGATAATAAGGTAGCTATCGGCTCTCTTTGGGAGATGAAGGATGCTATGCGTCTTTCTTCTAGGACTGAAGGTGAGAAACTGTTTAATAAGTTGTTTGAGCGCAAGACTGGATCACTCAAGGAAGGTACTACTCTCAAGCAAGCACAAGAATATCTTGAGCACTCTCAAGCGTATCTGCTTACTCGTGGCTCTCGTGCTGGTAAGATTCAGGATGAAGTTCCCGTTGTTACTCATATTGCAGACAAGGTAAAGAAAGGTCAAGTTGTAGAGCTTAATGCTAAGGGTATTAAGATTGGCGGAACTCAGACTCGTATTGCTGGGCAGGCCATTGATATGATGAAAGCTTCTCATATTGACACTGAAGCTAGACTTGCTTGGGCACGTGCACACTTCAATCCTAAAGATGATACCATCATTGATGTTGCAGACATTCCTTTGCTTGATGCAGCTTATGCTAAAGTGATGGACGGCCTTTCTCCCATTCCTATGCTGCGTAGTGGTGATGTTACCTTCAAGCCTGCAACTGGTAAGGAGCTATTGGATAACATCCTTCAAGCTAAGCAAGACATGGCAGCACAGCTTATTAAAAAACGTAAGTTGCCTCAGGAAGTTGTTGCTAAGATGGTCAACATGAACAGTGATTACTTGGCAGGTAAGCAAGTAGGATCTGTTGTGGATAATGCTTTTGCAGACCTTACTGAAATCGCTGCTCACAACGCTGCACAAGGTACTAAGCTTACTGATCTCCTTAACATCCCTTCTGTGCTGAAGCTTGCATATAAGAAGGATCGTGTAAAAGATATTGATGGTTTCTATCTGCAAGGTATGGAAGCTGTGCAACGGCAGCAAAGGCTGTACACGGATTCAGCTATGCGCACTGTTGCCACTGTGCTTGAAGAGGATATTCATAAGCTTATTCCGATCGCAATGGAAGAGATGACTAAGGCTACTCGTCTTGGTGCTGGTGCTTCCTTTATGACATTTGCCTCAGCTAACTTTGGCTCGCTTGGTTCTAAGTTTGAGTACCTTGGTAAGGTGACTACTGATATCATTGCTAAGAAGAAAGCTGCTGCTAGGGAAGTACTGGAGCCTTTGCTGTATAAACTTCAGAACAATCAAGCTGCTGCAGTTGAGTGGAGTAAGTTGATGCAGGAAGTTCGGGGCTCGCAGCATACTTGGAAACTTGCTGATGATGGTAAGTCTCTTGTGATTGCTGATGAGAAAGTGCTGCAAGAAATCTTTGAGTCTGGTGCTGAAGTTCCTCAGCTCATGTTCAAGGACGCACTTGTGGCTGAACTTGCAGTGGCTCATGTAGAGTTGAATGGTGCTCGTGTTGCTAACATGAACTCTATCCGTGCTTCACAAGGTTTGCAAAGTAATATGAAACCTAATGCATTCTATGCACCTCCTCCTAATCCTAAGGATCATCCTTACTTCGCCTTTGTTATTGACCCCAGCGTAACTGGTACTGGTCATAGCAAGATGTTGTATGCTGCAACTGAAGATGAGTTAAAGCTTCAGATGGCCTCCGTGCGCTCACAGTTCCCTGACTTTAAAGTGATTGAGAAGGGTGAAGCTGAACGCTATTACAAAGCTGTTGGTCAATTTGATTATGAGAAAACTCTGAATGAAAACTACATTGATACTGCCCTTAAGCGCAAAGGTGTATCTGCTCCTTTTCTTATCAAGACTGATCCTAAGCAAATTGCTGACGAAGCTTTGCAATGGCACCTTAACGCTGAAGCAGGTGTTGTACGTGAAGCTATGTCTCACGCATATGAGCCTCAGTTTGAAGCTCTTAGGAAATTGGGTGAACAATACACTCTTGCTGCAACTTCAAAGTTTGGCGGTTCTTCTCTCGCTAAATATGCTGAAGCCACTGTAGAGAATCCGTATACTGATTACATCAAGACTGCTCTTGGAATCAATAAAGCTCATGAGTATCCATTCTGGATGCCTGTGCAGAGGATGTTGGATAATAAGGTATCCCAGATGTGGGATGCAGTTAAGTCTGCGTCTGTAGGTTTGAAAGACTCTGCTGATCTCCAGAAGATTAATGGTATCTTGCTTGAGTCTGGTTACAAAGGTGCATACTATGATGCAGCACTCAATAGTGCAGTCAACAGTAAAGTTCCTAGAGGTGTGCTGACTGAGTATGTTCAGGAATCCAATGCAGTGCTGTCTTTGTTTGCTCTGCGTCTCGATCCGCTGAACGCATTGAACAACGTCATTGGCTCCAATGTACTGTTGAATACGGAAATTCGTTCATTGCTCCGTAACATTGAAACTCGCAATACTGATGCTGCTGGTGAGCTTGCAAGTCTCATGAAGCTTAAGGTTCCAGGAACTGATAAGGCTGTGCTGAATCATGGAAGGTTGATTGCTAACGCACTTCGTAACTTCCACTCCTCCGATAAAACCTTGCATGATTTCTACAAGGCTAACAAGTTCACTACTGATATCAGGACTCAGTACCTTTCCTCTCTTGACACGCTCGCACTCAAAGAGACTGAGACAATTTCTTCACTAGCTAATAAGAGGAAGCAACTTGTTGAGGTAGCTAAGCATTGGACTCAGAAAGGTGAGAAGCTTTCTGGTAACTCCATTGCTGAAGAGTTCAACCGCTTTGTGGCTGCTGATGTGATGAGGCAGATTACTGATGTAGCAGTGAAGCATGGAGTGATGGATTCCAGAACTGCACTCAGCTACATTAATACTTTTGTTAACAGAACTCAGGGTAACTTCCTTGCAGCGCAGCGTCCTATGGCGTTTCAAGGACCTGTTGGTCAAGCCATTGGTCTGTTTCAAACTTATCAGTTCAACTTGATTCAACAGCTGTTCCGTCACGTTGCTGAAGGTTCTGCTAAAGATACTGCTATGTTGTTAGGTCTACAAGGTAGCATCTATGGTATGAACGGTATGCCTGCATTCAATGCAATCAACACTCATATCATTGGTAATGCTTCTGGTAACACTGAGCACAGGGACTTGTATTCTGCTGTATATGGAGGTGCTGGTAAGGATGCCGGCGATTGGCTCATGTACGGACTTGCTTCTAACATGTTCTTGCATCCGGATATGAAAGTTAACATGTATACTCGTGGTGATATTAACCCGAGGCATGTAACCATTCTTCCTACCAATCCTGCTGATGTACCATTCATTAACTCTCAGATTAAGTTCTTTGGAAACCTGTTTGAGACTATGGGTAAACTTGGTAAGGGTGGAGATACTTCTTCAATACTGCTTCAAGGTATCGAGCATAATGGCGTATCTAGGCCGCTGGCTGGTCTTGCACAAACTATGGAAGCTTTCACCAATCCGCAGATGCAAGTGTACAGCACCAATAAGAAGGGGAACATTGTAGGCTCCAATGACTTCTTCTCACTGATGACACTTGGTAGACTTCTTGGTGGTAAGCCTCTTGATGAAGCTATTACTCAGGATGCCTACTTCCGGCTGACTGCGTATAGCACTCATAACTCCGAGAAGGTTGCTAAGCTTGGGGAAGTTGTTAAGAGCACTATGCTTGCTGGTGGCTCTCCTGATACTGAGCAAGTACATAACTTCATGGATCAGTATGTGAGGAGTGGTGGCAAGCAAGATAAGTTTAATCAGTTCATGTTGAGACAACTTAAGAATGCCAGTAAGTCACAAGCTGAGCAAGTTCGTGATGCAATGACTAAGCCGTACGCACATACTTTGCAACAAATCATGGGTGGATACGATCCTACTCCGCAACCCCAAGATGCTGTCCTTGAGTAACAACTGTATTATTTAACCTAATCGTAATCCCACATCTGAGGTATACAATCATGCCCTTGAACGTTCCTAATACTGCTGAACTTATCGCACTTAAAGCCCTTGTCGGTCACACTGCGCAGACTGAAGATTTCGTTGTAGGACTCTTTATCTCCAACATCACTCCTGCGGATACTGACACTGCGGCTACTTATACTGCAATTGAAGCTGCCGGTGCAGGTTATGCAAGGAAAACTCTAGCTGCTGCTAACTGGAATGTGGGTGCTAACCCAATTACCTATGCTCCTCAGACTTGGACTTTCACTGGCCCATTGACAGGTAACGCAGTTATCTATGGTTATTTTATCTTGCGTGCTGTTACTGGTGATATTGTGTGGAGTGAGAACTTTGGTGCAGGTTTCCAACCTCTTGCTAACGGTGATGCACTCACCATCAATTTGCAACTTGGCGCTAACTAAGAGTAGTTCAAAAGGAGGAATGTAATGTTTACAATTCCAGATAAGGGGGAGGGACTCAATGATATTCAGAGTATCCTCTTCCAAGAGTACATTGATATTCTTGTTAAAGGTATAGCAGGTATCAGTGGGGTTGTATCTGGTTGTGAAGTTACTGCACCATCTGGAAACATGACTGTATCAGTGGCTGCTGGTCAGGTAATTGCCGATGAGTGGAGTTATGCTGTTAACTCAAGTGTTGAAAATATTGCAGCAGCTGATGCAACAAATCCTCGTCTTGACTTGGTTGTCGTAAAAGCTAATGCTCTTAGCGTGGAGGTACGTACTGGAACACCATCAGCTACGCCTAAACCTCCAGCTGCTTGGGCTAATGACGTAGTAGTAGCTGTGGTATACGTTCCAGCTGGTGCCACAGTTATCGCAGCAAGTAATATTGTTGATCTAAGGGTATTTTATAAACCTGCAATAAGATTACTCTCAAGCAATATTGCAAGCGGCTCCTATGCTATAGCCGCTCAGGATCTCAACGGTAAATTATTTGGATATAACGGGACAGGTGATGCTACATTCACACTACCTTTTGCGTCAGCTGTAGCCAGTGGGAGCAACATCACTATCCGCAACTACAGTGCTGCTGGCGTTCTTACAGTCTCTGGTAGTAGTCTTTATGGTAGAGACGTAAACTCAAATACGTCTTTTAAGCTGTTTAGCAGAGAAACTATTACACTAGTTGCTGTAGGCTCTTCGTGGTTTCAGGTAGGTTCAGGTTTAGGTTATCCACAGCCTCTAGGAGCAGATAACAGTAAGGTGTTCTTCGAGAATGATACCACAGTGACTGCGGATTACACAATCACAACTGGTAAGAATGCTATGAGTGCTGGCCCTATTGAAGTTGCTGCAGGAGTTACAGTCACTGTACCTGATGGCTCTACTTGGAGTATTGTGTAATGGCATCCACTATTAGAGGAAGTGATGGGTTTGATTCAGCTTATGGTGCTGCATTAAAAGCTTGAGTCAATTTTAATGGTACAGGTACAGTTGCCATTAGGGCTAGTTTGAATGTATCCAGTATTACTGATAATGGTGTCGGGGATTACACGCTTAATTTCACAACTGCGCTGCCAGATGTTAACTATGCAGTTACACTTGCCGGTTTTAGAGGTGTTGGGGGCGCTGGTTCTGTGACCACAGGTAAATCTAATATTGCGTACTCCTCAGCAGTGACGGCATCAAATGTCCGTGTTATGCACACAGATACCGTTGCAACTGCAGTAGACCCTGAGGCGTACTCAGTAGCAATCTTCCGCTAATCAACTTTCAACCAAAAAGGAACTCAAAATGAAAACTTTTGCACACCTCAACTCCGCTAACGAAGTCGTAGGTATTGGCATGATCTATTTCGAGGGAGGCGGCTTCACTCCTGGTGTAGCTGAATATGTTGATCAATTCGGTGAAGATGCTGGCATTGTCGCATACGGGAACAGTGTCAAGCATGACGCAGGACTGACTACTGTGCTCATTGATACAACTGAAATGCCTGGCGGTGGTCATATGAATTACGATAAGCTTTTCCGCAATGCCTTCAAGCACGGTGGTGGCAAGAAGGTTGATGTTGATGTTCCAAAGGCAAAGCTGATTACTCATGAACGTAGGCGTGCTAAGCGTGCTGAGGAATTCAAGCCTCTGGATATTCAAGCTACCATCCCAAGTCAAGCTGCTGCTGCTGAAGCTGCTAGGCAAGTTATTCGTGATCGCTATGAGGCAATGCAACTTGCCATTGATGCTTGCACCACTGCGGATCAGCTCAAAGCAATCATTGTTACTGAGGGTATCTAATCATGGCGGGCACTGTAGTTGCAGATGCTTGGAAGAACGGTGACGGCACTGAGAACTACAAGTGTCGTGCTTGGGTTAATTTTAATGGTACAGGAACTGTTGCAATTAGGGCTAGCGGGAATGTGTCGAGCATCACCGACAACGGGACTGGCAACTTTACCGTGAACTTCGGCAACGCTATGCCAGATGCAAACTACTCTGCCGGGTTTGTATGTACACCAATACAGGCTACCGGGAGTGTACACACTGGCACGGTAGTCTCCATGACCGGCAGTGCGTTTCGGTTCACTAGTATGGATGCCTCCGCAACACCAGCCGCGGCGGACTGGTCGTTCAATGGTATCACCATCTTCCGATAACCTAGGAGAAAACAAATGAGTCAACTTAAAGTCTCCTCCTTAGCAAAGGTGGATGGAAGTCAGGAAGTTCCGATTACTGATGTGATCAATGGAAGTGCAAAGGCATGGGTGAATTTTAACGGTACTGGCACTGTTGCAATTCGTGGAAGTTATAACGTGAGTAGCATTACTGATAATGGTACAGGAAATTATACAGTTAGCTTTACTTCTGCTCTACCTGACACAAACTATGCTGTATGCTCAGCCTCTGGAGATACTGCAGGCAATACTCCTGGAGCTGGAACATCGGTTGGGGTATTCAACACTAGTACACTTCAGTTCTGGACTAATGCTATGAGCACATCCCCTACTGCAGTAGATCGCGCTCATGCCAGTGTCACAATCTTCCGTTAACATGTAACTCAGCCAACACTAGGAGAACACAATGGGAGTTGGACTTGTAATCGGCTCACCGACTTCCTTTGTTGGTGATTCCTATGTAGGTGCAATTGATGGAGCACTGAGAGAGAGTACTGGTAGTTTCTCATTCAGCGGTACAGTTTCAACACAGCGTACTGCTGCTAAGACTGCTTCTGGTGAGTACACCTTTGATGGCATAACTACAGCAGGCTGGGGTAAGCAATCCAGTGGAGGCTTCACATTAACTGGAGGTATTGTAACTAAGCAATACACTAGAACCTATGGAGGTACTCTTAGCTTCATAAGCTCCGCTCTTGTAACTAGTCAGTTCAGTTTCGGTTACAGAGGAAGTCTTGGTAGTATTGACTTTGAAGGTGCTGCACTTTATAATAGGGAGTTCATACCTCCTGATATATCTGGTGAGTTCACACTGTCAGGTGATGTAAGCTACATCAAGCAGCTCACTAAGTTTGCTAGAGGTCAGGTTGTATTTGATGGCAGTGCCTCAGTACTAAGAAGTAAGAACTACACAACAGTGAGTCCTCTTGAGTTCTTTGGAGTGTTGAGTTCCTCAGGTATTAGTTCTGGCTCTGCTGTATGGTACTGGGACAATGCAGCTAAATCACTTGGAAGTATTATTGCAGGTAATTCAATCTGGGAAGGTGCTCCAGTTGATGAGCCTGAAGATGACTATGTTCCTTCTAGTGCTTGGGAATCTGGTACTGTTGCAGGTGGTGTTGTAGTGAGTGGTGGTAGGGTGTGGTAAGGTAGTTTCTGTCAGCTTTTTAACTTGAAAGGAGTGGTAAGATGGGTGAAGTCAAAAGTATTGTTCTGAGTAAAACTGTGTGGGGTGTCATTATCTCCATCGTAGCTACTGCTGCTGGCATTGCTGGCTATGATATCGGCGGTGATACTGAAGGTTTGGCCAATGATATTGTTGCTCTGATTGGTCTTGGTCTGGCTCTGTATGGCCGCGTCAAGGCAGTTAAGCGCATCACTGTGGTTTCTTAACTAACTAGAGGCTTAGGGAGATACCATGCTGAGTTCCGTACTAGCAGTATTGGATAAAATTCTTACAGTGCTGCTGGTATGGAAACGCAGCTTGGATCAAAAGAAATCACAAGGAGATAGATATGAACTTGAGAGTAATCCTTCTGAGTGGTTTAGTAATCACTTCTCTAACGGGATGTATCCACGGACAAGTGTCAACGAAACCTCCAGTACCAAAACCGACACTGGTAGTAACCTCAAGTCCTGATGGCGGTATCTGTCTAGACAAAGAGAACGCAATCAAGCTTGGTGGATATATACTACAGCTTGAAGAATCTAACAAGTAAGATTGGAAATGGGGAACTATTATGAGTAAACGATTTGACCTTATGAATGCTGTATACTTCTCACCTGCACAGCTTGCATTGAATGCAGAAGCACAGAAGCATCCGAGATTGATGGAGTATATGCAGAAACATCAAGGCGCCGACTTTGAAGTGAAGCTGGCAGAGATCGCTAGGTATGTTGGACTAACTTTGGATGG